ACCTCTCAATCTGGATACGCTAAGTCAAAATTTGACAGAAAGAATGAGAGGAAAGTTTCTAAGATTTTGAAGGAAATTGGTAAATTGCAGGAGAAGAAAAAGGCTTGCAAGAATGGTCAATCTGGCAAATACAAGGAGCCTCTTCAGTTTCTGAATAAAGAGAAACGGAAATATGAACACCACAGTGGCTCTCGTGATTGGCCTGATGGATTACCTCGACCTTCAGCTGCTGGGTTCTTGCGCTTTAAAATGTGGATACGATTTTTCGCCAATACTATTTGGTTCCCTCTGATATCAACTTGGTTTGTACCAAAGATATGGCAGTTACATGAATCATACTGGCGCGATTCTTCTAAGTCTTCAGCCGCGCGGAAAGCAGAAGCTGATATACCACAGAACGGAGATTTTTTATCCCGCGCTCGTATAGATCTTTCTTTTCTCCGATTAGCAACGCGTTTTGATGCGAATAGTATTGAGAATTGGACAGCTCTTATTATTGGTTTGGCAACTAGTACGTCACCTGTTAATGCAGGAGCTTTGCTGTTGACGCATTTTAAAACCTATTATAATAAGAGTGTTGCTGTTGCTTTAGCTGATCGGTTTTCTGGTATTCTTATGAATAAATATGAACCCCATTCTCTCCAGGATATGGCCACGTTGTGGCGAACATTGTCTAATGATTTTAAATCTTTGCAGAAATCTCCATTTTTTGAAAAGGTTTTGAATGTGGTTAGTTTAGTTGTGTGTTCAGGATTGTGCAGCTCCTTTGATATTGATTTCAAAGTCGGTGGTTTTACGGTTTTCTCCGAGAATTTGGTTAAGCGGTTAAATGGTTTGTCTTTAACTGATATGCCTGGTCTTATTTTAGAAACTGTGGCTTACTTCTTAGAGACCGGATATATGTGTTTCACACAAAAATCATTGAAGCCTATATTGTTTACTAACCCTGAGGCCTATGCCTTTGAGCAGAAGTATTTGGAGTATTATAGGCTAGTACCACTTGTAGCTGACGGGGATTGGGAAGCCGCTGGTACGTCAGTGTCCGATTTTCATGCTCTATATGACGAACTATATTCCTACCTTCATAGTCTACATGTATCTCTTAACAAGGGATTCGAAAAGAAAGTTATATGGGATAGGCTTGTTAATCTTGTTAAGACCAAGAATGATCTGGATCGTAAATTGAATTCAGGATTGTTGCGTCAGTCACCTTTTGTTTTGGCATTTTGTGGTCCATCTAGTGTAGGTAAGACTACAGTAGCAAATATTATAAATGTTGTTGCTGTTAAAGCTAGTGGAGGGACGGGTGATCTTACCAAAAAGATCACCTGGAACGAGAATGACGACTATTTTTCCAATTATAAAGTGGACACTGAAACTATTGTGATGGATGACTTGTGTAACACCAAAC